TTTTAGGTTATTTTTTAGGCGCACCGTTAGGCTTCTTGCTTTGTTCCGTTCTGGTGGCAAGCAAAGACCCGCCCAAACCGCACACCACTTGCAAGGACTGCGTACATAGGAACAAGCAGGAGTGTCCCTTTTACCATCTGGAAAGAAGCAATCATATAGATCATATTGAATACCAATGGACAACCGGGAAAGACGACGACTTCTACTGCAAAGACGCCAAAGCACATGAACCGGAAAAGCTGTGAAGGGTGCGTCTATCATAGAGCACTGGCAACCCACGGACATGGCTTCGTTAAATACTGTAATTATCTTCTGGATACTGGTAAGCCTAGAGGCTGTCCGCCGGAGAAGTGCGACAAAAAGACTGTCAGGAGGTTGAAAAATTGAACTGGAAAAAAGAAGCTGAAAACGATCTTAGATGCTACACAAAGCGCAAAGCATCTTTAAATAATCTTCGGGATCAGATTTTAACTTTGCGATTAGAACAGGAATCTATCAAGGCTTGTACTGCTGATTCTGAGCCAGTGAAAGGCGGCGGGAGTAAAACTGAAGATCGTTGGATTGATAATATTGTGAAAACTAAGCGCTTATCCCTGGCCTACTCCGCGACCCGGCGGATTGTCGCACTCATCGAGAAAGGGTTAGACGGAATAACTGAGGTACAAAAAGACTTTCTCACAGAGTTTTACATAGACCGCCACGACGGACACGTGGAAAGGCTGATGGAAAAATATCACATTGAAAGGACAAAAGTATATAGCGATAAAGATGAGGCGCTTTATCAGTTTACTATTTCTATGTACGGAATAATTGATTATTAATTCGCGGAAAAAACGCGGACGATTTTTTCAAAAACATAGGATATAATAAGATCATAGAAAAGTGTACAAGGTTCATTGACCTACTTTCCTAAGGACCGCAGGCCTAACGGCTTTGCGGTCTTTCTATTTATCCTGAAATTGTGGTGGTGGTATGGCGAAATTAACTGCGAAACAGCAAAGATTTGTAGATGAATATCTGATAGATTTAAATGCTACACAAGCGGCGATTCGAGCGGGATATAGTGAAAAAACCGCGTTTTCTATTGGAACTGAAAACCTTAGAAAACCTTTAATTCAGAAAGCAATTCAACAACGAAAGCAAGCGCGTGAACAGCGTACCGAAATCACTCAGGATCGGGTAATCCAAGAATTAGCGGCTATTGGATTTGCGAGGGCAACAGATTACGCAAAAATAGTGCCAGGCGGCGGGGTTGATTTTGTTTCTACCGAAGAGCTTACAGAATCGCAAAAAGCTGCGGTTGTTTCAATTAAAGAAACACAAAACGGAACGGAAATACGGTTGGCCGATAAGCTCAAAGCCCTAGAGCTGATTGGTAAGCATCTAGGTATGTTTGATAGAAACACAAATGGAATTGACCAAGAAATAGAAGATGACCCGTTAACAAAAAGCATTGAAAAGGTGATCAGCGATGGCGGAAGGCTTGTCGAATAAACAAATACAGATTCTGACGTTTTCAAAAACTAGTTACCAGGCTTTGATCTGCGACGGCGCGGTTCGGTCGGGAAAAACCTCTGTGATGTTACTGGCCTTTATCATATGGGCTATGAACGAATTTAATCAAAGGAACTTTTCGATTTGCGGAAAGACCGTACAATCCGCAGTTAGAAACGTAATTACTCCGCTGTTGTCAGTAAGGTATCTTGTAAAAAACAGATATCAATTGTCCTGGTCATTCACAAACCATTTGCTTACGGTAACCAGAGGAAGGAAAACAAATTACTTTTATGTATTTGGCGGCAAAGATGAAGGTTCTGCGGCGTTAATACAAGGCATTACCTTAGCAGGAGTTTTTCTTGATGAGGTTGCCCTTATGCCGCGTTCTTTTGTGGAACAGGCATTAGCTAGATGCTCTGTGGAAGGATCGCGTTTCTGGTTTAACTGCAACCCGGACGCTCCTTCTCATTGGTTTTATCAGGAATGGATTTTATGTGCAGAAGAAAAGAACGCTCTTCACCTTCACTTTTTGATGGAGGACAATCCTTCGCTTTCTCCAGAGGTTTTAGAACGATATTACAGCCTATATTCTGGTGTGTTTTATGACCGGTATATTAAAGGCGAATGGGTACGGGCCGAGGGGCTTATTTATCCCATGTTTCGAAGGGATAAGCACGTCACAGATTCCTTTCCGGACAATGGAGAATATTATATCAGCATAGATTACGGCACCTACAATCCGTTTTCTGCGGGTTTATGGCTGGTAACTTCTGAAGGAATCGCCTACAGAGAAAAAGAATACTACTATTCCGGAAGAAAAAACGCGCTGCCTAAAACGGACGAGGAGTATTACACGGATCTGGAAAACTTTGCAGGTGATAAATACATAGAGCGGATTATTATCGACCCGTCGGCATCTTCTTTCATTACGTGCATCAAGCGGCATGGACGGTTTCGGGTTCACCACGCAAACAACGACGTATTGGAAGGAATACGCAACGTAGCTACGGCGCTGAATACAGGACGGTTGAAGTTTTCTTCTTCCTGTGAAGACACTATTCGGGAATTTGGAAGCTATTCCTGGGACGAAAAAGGCGAATCCGATAAGCCGATCAAGGAAAACGATCATGCTATGGACGATATCCGATACTTTGTAAATACTGTTTTGAGAAAAAAATTACATAGATCATGAAAGCGGGGATAAAATGGGGTGGTTTAAGGAAATGATTAGAAATTGGCTGGATATCATACCGGCAGATAATAGGTCTATTACGATCAATGAACCTTTAAGCTTTGAAACCGAAGTAATCAGGAATAAGATATGGTATCGCGGCGACGCTTACGAGCTGGAGCAGTTGTATAAACAGATCGGCGTTGGATACGGTGAAAGCTCAAGGTTTTGGGCGGCTGTACCGGAAACTGAAAACATCAGAAAAATCCACAGCGGGCTTCCGGCAATGATTGTCGATACCCTCGCTTATATCGTAAAGTCGGATTTAAATGAAGTTGAATTTGAAGACGACGAAGAAAGCAAAAATAAATGGAATGAAATATCCGAAAAAATCGGCTTTGATGATTTAGTCGGGCAGGCGGTAAGAGACGCGCTAAGCTCAGACGACGGCGCGTTTAAAATTTCAGTTGATACCGATGTGTCGCCTTATCCGATTGTGGAGTTTTATCCCGCGGACCGGGTGGATTTTTTAACAAAACACGGTTATGTGTACGGCGTTGACTTTTGGACTAAGATCAATTCGGGAAAAAATGAATATCGGCTTAGAGAGCGATACGCAAAAACCAAGGATCAGGACGGCGAAAAATGCGCTTGCGTATCTTACGCCTTATTTGAAAAGGGCAAAGAGATTCCTTTATCAACGGTAACGGAATTGGCGGATTTGAAGACCACTGTGGTTTCAGGGGATTATCTTTTGGCCGTTCCTTTCGTGATTTATAAAAACCCGCGTTTTCCGGGGCGCGGAAAATCCATTTATGATGGGAAAACGGGAGTATTTGACGCTTTCGACGAGACTATCAGTCAATGGATTGACGCTGTCCGGGCTGGCAGAGTGCAGAAATACATACCGGAGACCATGATTCCCAGAAATCCAATTAACGGCGATCTGGGAGCGGTAAACTCGTTTGGTACGAACTTTGTAGCTGTAGAAGGAGACGACGGCTCTCAATCTAACGACAAGATCGAAACCATTCAGCCGGAGATTAGGTATGAAGCCTACTTATCTACCTATACGGCAATGCTTGATATGTGCCTGCAAGGGATTATTTCTCCCGCCACTCTCGGCATTGACGTAAGCAAAACCGCGTCTGGAGAGGCGCAGAGAGAAAAAAAGGATGTAACCGGCTATACGAGAAATATTATCACGGATACTTTGGAAAAGGTGCTTCCCCAATTGGTGTCCGCAATACTCATGACCTATGACAACATGCACAATCTGCCGGCGAAAGCTTATAATCCTACCGTAAGCTTTGGAGAGTACGGCGCGCCGGATTTCAATTCCAGAATCGAATCTATCGGGAAGGCGGCAACCGCATCCATTATGAGTATTGAAAGCCAGGTGGACGAATTGTGGGGCGCTTCAAAAGACGAGAATTGGAAAAAGGAAGAAGTGCTGAGAATTAAAAAGGCGCGCGGAATTGAAGTAGTAGAGGAGCCTCCTTCAGTGGGAGGTGAGCTGATTGACTTGGCGTGAGCTGTCGGATTTATTCGTACAAATTGAGCTTGAACTGATTGCCTCGCTTCGACGGAATTTAACCGCCCATAAAGCATGGGAAGAAAAAGAGGGCTTTCGGTGGCCGGCCTGGCAGGAAGAAAAAATACAAAATTTAGAATCCTTTCGGCGAGAAAACCAGGGCATTATCGGAAAGTTTGCTTCGATCATCGATCAGGAAACTGAAACTATGCTGCGGGACCAATACGCCGAAGGAATGGAACGGGTAGAACAGGAGACAGAAACCATTCGTACAGCCGGGCATTACTTTCCGCCAGCCAGCCGTAATATTACGGAACGCAGTTTTTTCGGCGTGAATGACCGAAGGCTTCAAAGCCTGATACACGACATTCAGCACGCGGAGAAAAAGTCGGAAACAGCGGCGCTCAGATTAATGGACGATGTATACCGGCAGACCGTATATAAAGCCGACGCGGCAATGGCGGCCGGCGCGGTAACTCTTCCCAAGGCAATTGACATGGCAACGGAGGATTTTCTGAGCAAAGGTATCAGCTGCATTGAGTACAAGGACGGCAAACGAGTAAACATTGCGGATTATGTTCAGATGGCGCTCAGAACAGCCGCTACGCGTTCCTATTTACAGGGAGAAGCTAAAAAGAGAGCTGAACTAGGAATTGATACCGTTCTGGTATCCCAATACGGAGCCTGTTCCGAGACCTGTTTGCCGTGGCAGGGCAAGGTATACATTGACGATGTATGGGGCGAATGGGAGGGGGAAAGAAACGGAGATCTGGGAAGAAGCAGAAACGGGAACTGGTATCCGCTTCTTTCCGTGGCGGTAAAAAATGGCTTGTTCCACCCTAACTGCCGCCACACCTTATCAACGTGGTATGAAGGAATCAGTACATTGCCTAAACCGATGGATAAGGAGACAATACGCCGAAACTCCCGGCTGGAGCAAAAACAGCGGGCAATGGAAAGGGAGATTCGAAAATGGAAGCGTTTGGAGATAGGTTCCGCAGATCCGGAGGACAAGAAAAAGTATTCTCAAAAGAGACAAGCGGCGCAAAAACAGTTGAAAGAATTTGTCAATCAGCACGGTAATGTTTTACGCCGAGACTATTGGAGGGAAAAGGTCTATCCTTCGGTACAGGCTCTTGAAAAATCCGGTCAAAAGATTATACTTAATGATGTAAATTTAACGCCGTTGCCTATAAATTCTGAAAGCCTTTCGTCTATCCAATCCTTTCCTTGTGATCTTTTGTCCCCTCAATTACAAAACAAGCTCAAAAATGAACATAAAAAACTTTTGATTTCTATTTCTGGCAGAACTTTGGGAACGGAAGCCGGAGCAACATATGATCTGCAAATGAACCGCTTGAATAGTACGGTTGGAGAACCGGGGGCTGGAAATATCAAAATTCCCAAAGAAACTGTCCCATATATAGTAATGCATAGTCACCCTACCGGTGAAACTTTTACGCACACGGATTTGATCTTATTTGCAAAAGATCAAAACATGAAAATGATTACAGCGGTAGGAAATAACGGCTTTATTTATGCAGCCGAGAAAACAGATTCGTTTTCTTTGCTGGAATTTAGCCGCCTTTGGGAAGAGGCAAAAGCTATGTATCCTGACTATTTGGACACGCCGCAGAAATACATGAATTGTATTGAATATTTACTGAAAGGGATTGAACGATGTGGAATCCAATATCACACCACACGAGCGTGAAAAAATGAAAAAGTTTTTACAGGAGCACCCGATTAATCCGGAGTATGACGATGAGTGCGAGTTTCTAGATGGAAACCCGCCAGAGGATCAATTAACCGCCCGGCTGTACCAGGCTGTTTTAGACGAAAATCCGGAATCGTAACCACCCGCCCAAAAAGCAGGGCGGTATTTTTATACCTAAATTTAGGAGGCAGCCGTGATATGTCCATATAATGTTAAGGCCCATATTACCGTACAGCAATGGACGCAGGAATACAGCGAAGAAAACGAAAACCAATTGCCTACTGGTACCACATGGACAAACGAATATTTTAAACAAATGGACTGTGTCCGCGAGGAATGCGGCGCTTTCTATAACGGCAGGTGCAACTACAAAGGCGAATGAATTTAATATTGTTTGATTAAGCAGCTTTCGGGCTGCTTTTTTTACGCCCAAAACATGCTGTACGGCGTAAAACTCTGCAAGGAAATTTAAGGCCGACAGGCTATAAAAGGAGCGGATTACGCATGAAAGAAATGGAACAGGAAACTAAAGTTGAGACCCAGGAAGAAGACCAAAAGGACGATAAGCAGGAAGAACAGGCCTCTGCCGCTAATTTACCGAAGACGCAGGAAGAACTTGATGCTCTCATTGAGGGGAGAATTAAGCGTGAACACAGGAAATGGAGCAGGCAGCAGGCGCAGCAGTCTCAAGACACCGCACCGCAGCCAGCCGCACCGCAGGAAACGCCCGCGAGTGATGCTTACCAAAAAGAATTAATGGAAGCAAAAGCGCAGATAGAAGCTTTCAAGAGCGGTGTGCGGTCTGACGCTGTGGAGGACGCTGTATATCTGGCTGTTCGGGAAGTTGAGAAAAGCGGTGACGAGGTGGACGAAGATACGATCCGAGAAGCGCTTAAGAACGTATTGAAGAGACACCCGTCCTGGAAGAACACAGAGAAGCAAAAAACGGGGATCAAAGTCGGAGCAGACGCGGAAGGCTCGGAAGGAAATTCCAAGAAAGCTTCCGTGGTCTCCGGGAAAGTAATTTTTTAAGTTGAAAGGAAGATTTATTTATGGCAAGAACAAATGCGATTAGTTTGCTTTCGGGAGTAAGCACCCCGGCAACCCTGGCGGAAATTTACGGCCTGGTAATTGAGAACGTACAAAAATCCACTCTTTCCACGGCGTTAAAATCGCAGCAGTATACTGGCAATCCCGCCGCTGGTTCCGTAGAGTTTAAGCGTTTTGCAAACAGCGAGGCGAAAACCTACGGCACCGCGCGAACCGCCGCAAAAGGCGATAAGATTACCGTTCCGCCCACCACTGTGAATCTAAGCACCCACAAAGAAATTGTGGAAGAAGTCGCAAAGTTTGATATTGACACCTTCGGGGTGGCTGGAATTATGCAGCGCCGTGCGGACAATCACGTGCTGACGATGGCGGCTGATCTAGATAGAGCTTTTTTCACCGAGGCGAGCACTGCGGGAACAGCTTTCACGCCCGCCGGCGAGGTCACTGAAATTCAGGATATTGTGGAAAGCATGATTCAAACTTTAGAGGTCGTTAAAAACGACTATACCGACGGTGTCGACAGAAATATGATGGATTTAGTGCTGTCCCCGGCCCAGTACGGCAAGCTGCGTACTTTCCTGGATACCCAAAGCAATCCCAATGTGAATACCGCTGGTGAGGAGTTTGGTATGTATCACGGCGTACGGGTGTACAGCTGTACCAGGCTGCCGGTAACAACCGAGACAGTAGAAACCAGCAAAACTAAAACCACAACTACCAACGGCATTTTGATGATTCGTGGCGCGGTAGCGCAGCCTGTGGTTGTAGATCAGTACAGCAATCCGGAAAAAATTCCGCTGTCTAATGACTATGCGGTTTCATTGTTTTACGATTACGGCGTGAAGGCACTGACGCCGGATTTGATTTTTAAATGGCAGACTAGTGTGACTGTCTGATGAGGAAGCCGAAGTGAAGATTATCAACAAAGAAACCGGCGCGATCTTGGAAGCCTCTGACGAAATTGCAAGGGGCTATCTTAAAAATCCTTCCTTTGTCCAGCTAAAAGAAGAAATGCCGGTGAAGAAACGCACCCGTAAGGAGGAGTGACAAATGGTGTTGAGCGTGGAGGAATACAAGGCCATGAGCCGGTTGGAAAACTTTCCCTCTGACGATGCAATTGAAAAAGCAATTAAGGAAGCGGAGGAAGACGTTAACATCATGACCTACGGCCGCATTTACGCGCGCGGGTTCGATACGCTCAGCGCATTTCAACAGGAAAAGGTCAAATTGGCGGTTGCCCGGCAGGCCGATTTTAGAAGCCAGTATTCCGACCTGCTGAGCAATCCCCTCTCCTCTTACTCCATTAACGGAGTATCCATGAGCTGGGATAAAAGCGTGTTGACAAAAAGCAACGGGGTTGCTACTTCCCGAGATGCAGCCGGCATATTAAATCAAACCGGGCTTACCTATCGGGGGGTGTACTGATGAAATGGCCTGAGCTTGTGCCGGATTCCGTCTGTACGATTCCGGTTAGGATTCAATTTGAGGTTGGAATCAACGAGGACGGAAGCCCGAAGAAAGCCGTCCTATTTGAAGGAAACTGTAATTACTCCGAGAAATCCAAACAGGTGCTTGACCAGGAGCGCAGGCTTGTTCAGCTTCAGGCGACCGCCTTGTTTAACGGCGATATCGCTCCGGGATTGGATATTTCCGGCGAAGCGGTGATAAACGGCGGAACAGTAATTAGAAGGATCTATTCTTCTTCCCGCGCCAGGAATCCCGACGGAACCGTAAACTTCACAAAATTGGAGTTGATGTAATGAGTTTGAAGCTGAATATGCAGGAAATCAAAAGGTTAAATAATTCCGCCATCCGCGCGATGGAACAGACGGTTGATGCTCTGCAAACCGAAGTCAGAACCGCGCAGGTAATGCCCTATGACAACGGAGATATGCAGAATAATGATACTTTTGCAGAAACGTCCGTCCGTGGCCATGAAATCGAATCCAGGCTGATTACCGGTTCCGTGCAGGCACGCAGGCTGTATTATCACCCGGAATATAACTTTCAAACCGTTAACAACCCCAATGCTGGAGGCAAGTGGCTGGAGCCGTGGATCGATGGAGAAAAGAAGGATTTCACACAGACGACATTTAACGCGCTGTACAAAAAGGAGGTAGAGAGGGGTGACGCTTGAAAATATAGTGGCGTGGCTGAAAGCTTTAGACCCTGAACTTTCCGATTGTATCGCGGCGGGCAGTATTGACGGAAGCAAGGAAAAGTTTGTTGGCGTATATAACGACAGCAGGGTAAAAGGGAACTCCCGGATCTGTCTTGGAGGGGCGGAAAACGTTAGGTATGCTTATAAAAATGTTACGGTGCTGATCCACTGGACAAATAACGCCTACCTGGCTGAGAAGAAAGCGCAGGATATTTTTCATTTGATTTATGGAAGCTGCGGCTTTTCGACAAGCGGCGTCTCCGTTATTTCTGTTGATCCTGGTCCGTGTCCTGTTTCCGCGGGGAAAGACGAGTATGGGATTTTTGAGTACGTAATTAACATGGAAATTTGCTATGAAAGGATTTGATACTATGGCGACTACTGGAGTGCTGCCGGTATTTAAAAACGAATTTAAAATAAGCACCAGCGGACGCGGAGATTCTCCTACTATGGCGGTGGTAAAGGAAATGGAAACCTTTTCGGTTTCTATGGACGGCAACGTGGAGGAATGGACCCCGATGGACACCGAGGGCTGGGGCCGCAGGCTGACGACTGGAAAAATGTTTACCATTTCATTATCGGGGAAGAGAAATATCGGTGACAGCGGCAATGATTATGTTGCGGGTCTTGCGTGGAAAACCGGAGAGGACTGCAACAGTAAAGCGGAATGGACCTTCCCCAGCGGCGCGAAACTAGAATTTGACTGTGTAATCAATGTAACCACCCCGGGAGGCGGAGATTCCACGAATGTAGATTCACTGGAGTTTGATTTGATGTCTGACGGAAAGCCAACGTATACCCCCGCAGGCTCACTTTAAAAAAGTACAGGCGTAGGCTCCCGCAACCGGGGGCCTATTTCTTTTAAACGGAGGAATAAGAAATGAAATTATATACTATTGATAACGCGCTGCTTACAGAGTGCCCTGAGATCAGGATTGGGGATAAAGTATACCCTTTGGACGACAGGCAAAAGACCGCAGAGAAGGTTATGAAGCTTATTCCGGAAGACGGCGCCGACAGCAGAAAAGAAAGCATGAAGATGATCCGGGAAGCCTTCGCCCTGGTTTTTGGAAAAGAACATGCTCAGGAAATCGAGGACATGAATTTAAGGTATCCGGCTTATCTTCGCCTTTTTGAAACTGTGATCGCCGCAATGAGCGGAGAGGAGCCGGAAGACGTGGCGAAACGATTTCAAAGCTCAGAGAACAGGCTTTCAAAATGAAGTGTGGTATGACCTGGAATACGACCGGGTTTTAATTGAACAGAGTATCGCGAAGCAGTACCGGGTACTGCCTTCGGAGCAAGGCGATCTACGATACTCCGATTGGATCAAAATGGTAAGCGGCCTTATGGACGACACGCCGCTGGGCCGTATTGTCATGATACGCTCAGAGACTGACAAAGAACGCATTAAAAATTTTTCTCTGGAGCAGCGCAGAATCCAATCCGACTGGAAAAGGTTCCGTTCGCAGCGGCTTCAGCATTTTGATTCCAATGATTATGACAAGCAGATGCTTGCATTAGAAAGCATGTTTGCGTCGTTAGCGGGTGGTGAGAAAAAGTGAGCACAGAAGTAGGAAGCATTTATCTATCTTTAAATCTAAAGGACAATGTACAAGCGCAAATCGGACATCTGGCTTCAAAAGCGGACAGACAGGCTGCTTCCAGCTTTAAGCGGGTTGGAGACACGGCGGGGAAAGCGATTAACCGGGCTATGGCTAATATGAAATTGCCGACCCAGCCGCTGAATAGATCAGTGGAATCCGCGAAAGCAAAAATTGAACAGCTGCGCGTCGCAATGGGCGTGTTGGACGAAAAGATGGACGCCATCTCAAAGAGAAAATACGACGAATTATCCAGCTTTTACAAAGATGCGAACGCTTTAGACCAAGCGGCGGCAAAAGCGACGTTGGCAGATAAGGCGTATCAAAAACTCGGGGCGCAGTATGATAAATTGATTTTAAAGCGCAAGCAGGCGGAAATTTCTCTCGCAGCTGCTATTAAAGTCGCGGATTCACAGACGGAATCGAAACGCCTCGCAATGCATGAGCGTGTAACTCGGGCGGCGCAGAAGGCGGCGGAAAAGCAAAAAGCCGCCGCCACAAAAGCCGCTTTGCAACAGCAATCGGTTGCCGAAAAAACTTCCGGCCGTATTCAGTCTACGTTTAACAGGCTGGGACAAAGTATCAAAATGGCGATCAAAGCGGCCTTTATCACGTCGGTATTATATTCGTTCTTCAGGTCATTCAAAGAAATGATTTGGGGCGCCCTTTCCTCCAACACCGAATTTATGAATTCCTTAAATGCGGTGAAAATGAACCTGACGGCCGCATTTATGCCGATTATTCAATCTGTCATGCCGATTTTAAACGCGCTGATGTCGGCATTAGCCCAGGCAACGGAAGCGATCGCCAGCTTTATATCGTCACTCTTTGGAACGACCTACGAGGAATCCTATGCGGCAGCACAGCAGTTGCAGCAGACGCAGGACGCCGCGATAGGTACGGCGGGAGCGCTGGAGGATTTAGCCAAAACGACCACTTCGGCGGGCTTTGATGAATTGAATATTATCGATCAACAGCCAAATACCGGGGGCGGGGGCTCAGGCGGCGGGACTGGAGCAGGAACAACTGGCGGCGCTTGGAATGCGGAATCCAATGGAATAGTAGATGGTGTTCGCACATGGGCTAAAGAGATGAAAGAAAAATTAGCTCCACAATTAGCATACGCTGATAACGTGTTTGGCCGGATCGGTGACTTTTTTAAAAATAGTCAGTGGGGCAGCTTTGGAGGATTTTTACAATCAGCTCTTTCCTTCGTTGGGGAGATCGCCACAAAATTTGGTTTGTTGAATTTAGCAGATTTTTCTACCATGTTTTTAGGGTTGGCTGAATTTTTCACCGGGTTGTTCAGTGGAGATACAGGGGCTATATTCAACGGTATAAAAGACTTTACGCTAGGAGTACTGTCTCTTCCGTTTGACACCTTATTCTTACTGATTGATGGGATTGGGCAATTGTTCGGACAGGATTGGGGGATTTCAGATTGGTTCCAAGGAGTAAAGGATAGTATTTTAAAATTGAACCTTGGCCAATGGGCGGCCGATGCCAAGGAACAGACCTTGAAATTTTTCGGCGAAACCTGGTCACAGCTAAAAACAGGCTGGGGCGAGGTTTTTTCTTATTTAAAAGAGCATTTTACAAAATTCGGAGAGTTCTTCACCAAAACGTTACCGGAAACAGCAAGCTGGGCATGGCAGCAAACTCAACAGGCCTGGAAATCGGCGGGAGAATGGTTTAACACTAACGTAATAACACCTGTCTCTAATTTCTTTAAAGGTCTTTGGACTAACGTATCCGGTTTCTTTTCCGGTCTGTGGTCCGACATTAAAAATATTTGGAGCAATGTAAGTTCTTGGTTCAGCAACAACGTTACGAACCCTATCAAAAACGCGTTTTCTTCGGCATGGGAAGGAATTAAAAGTATATGGTCCAATGTTTCTTCTTGGTTTACCAACAATGTAATCAATCCAATTAAAAATACGTTCTCCAACCTTAATTTGCAGCTTAAATTACCGCACTTTAGTTGGTCTACGCAGCCCGCACCGGATTGGATCGGCAATATTCTGAAGGCTTTAAATTTGCCGGCCTCCATACCGAAACTCAATGTAGAATGGTATGCCTCCGGCGGCTTCCCAACTCCCGGCCAGCTGTTTGTAGCAAACGAGCCTGGCAACCCGGAAATGATCGGTTCTATCGGCGGCAGGACGGCAGTAGCCAATAACGAACAAATTACAGAAGCCATCGCCGCGGCCGTATACAACGCTTTGGTTTCCGCCCAGGCGCAGCAAGCGGACAGGCCGATCCAGATCAATGAGACGATTAATCTTGACGGGCGCGCGGTATACCGGAACCAGCGGCAGGTAGAGCGGGCCCAGGGTTACCGCATGACTACCAGCACGATTCCCGTATAAGGAGGAAGAATATGGCATGGATTGAAACAGACGGAGGCGTCACTATCCCCGCTCCCGACTTTGGAAGCGGAAAGATATCAATATCCACTTTGGTAGATGGGGGACGAAACCAAAACGGTAACTTTATCGGACAACCAATCGGGAACGATAAGCTGAAAGTTGAAATGAAATTCACTATGCTGTCTTCGGAGGAGATGAAAAACTTTCTCCGAATTTTTGACCGGTCCCAGGGCGGCTCGTTCGTGAACCGTTTTCGGGTATTTGATCCCCGGATTAACAACTATACCTATTTAACCATGTACGTTGGCGACCGTTCCGGAATCCCGTATATGGTAAACCCGCAGACGCTGCGGCCCTCCTTTTGGAAGGACGTAACCGCCAATTTGATTCAGGTTTAAAGGCGGTGGGCGTATGAAATATGTTTCTCCAGAATATCAAAAAGCGATCCAGCTCCACCGCACCCAGGGAATCCGGAATCAAATGCACGCAAAGATAAGTTTCGGCGTTCTCGACCAATATGCGTTTGGCGACGCGGCGTTCACGGTTTCCCCGGGGGTATCCTTTTCCGATCCCTCGGGAATCCAAACCGGCGTGAACGATATAACAGAAAGCTATGCCTCGTGGGAGCAGAACTTTTGGCAGCTCACCGGGAAACAGAGGTTTCTAAATGACGCCAATCCTTATGACACCGGATATATCAGCAGCGCGGTTTCCAACGGCGCGGGAATATTCCTTTCTAATCCATATATTGATGTATCCTTTTCTACCCCCCACAGCATGGTTGGCATTACGTTACAGTTTGACACAGTGACCGGAACCGCTCCAATTGATTTTACCATTACGGCCTACGAGAACGGCGCTGTTAAAAACACCTGGTCTGTCACTGGAAACACTGATGTGGTCTATCAGGGAGAGCTCGGAATCGAAGACGCGGACCGAATCAGGATCGAATTTATTAAGGCGAGGCCGTACAACAGAATACGGGTCAGCAGTATGCTGTTTGGAATCGCCTATTCCTTCTCCGACGAGGATATTATCTCCATTACCCATAACCGGGCATCAAGCCCTATCAGTACGGAGCTGCCTGCGGAATCCCTTTCTTTCACGCTGTTTAATGAGGACGGCAGGTACAACATTGATTCTTCGTTCAGTTTAATTACGTTTCTGCAAAAAGAACAGCTTGTTACAATCCAGTATGGGTATGACGTGGACGGATCGGGAAACATCGAATGGCTGTCACCTTCTACCTATTGGCTGCAAAGCTGGCAGACAGACGGTGTAAACGCCACGTTTACCTGCAAGGATATTTTCAACCGGCTGAATACCACTACCTACAAAAAGGGCGTGTTGGATACGAAAATGCACTCCCTTCGGGATTTAGCGGCCGGTGTTTTTTCCGACGCGGGAATTACCGATTATTGGGCCGATGACTGGGGATTACAAAGCACCTTTACGAATCTCCCTCTCCAGTACGATTCTCACGCCTCCAACCTTCAGCTGATCGCGAATCTTGGCAGATCGTCTTTAGAGCAAAGCCCGGAAGGAGGAGTTATTTTCCGGTATCGGGAACAGATAGAACCCTCCGCGATGGGAGTGTTCACTTTTGGAGCCCCACAGGTTCCGTATTCCTACTATGTTTCCGGAGAGGTCAAGCAGGGAGGCGTTTTTGATGTCGCGGAAGCACCGGATTACGCCGCCTTTGAGGAGGATTTCTTCAGGCTCGACGGTAGCATGAGGTTTTTGCCTCAGAGCGGGCCTTATGTCAATTCTGGTTATGTATCAGACGTTTTTCCAGACCACAGCGGAAACTATCCGGAAAATCCAACTGATACAGCGCCGGTAATCCAGCTTGATTTTACCCGAAACATTACATTCGGGAAACTGGAAATCGATATCGGTGAAAGCTCCGGAATTAATCAATTTTATATTGTAGCGCGCCGGGACACAACCCCGCAGGGCGGCATCACCCAGTTAACAACGGTCATGCAAAAATATACTTCCGGCACATGGGAAAACGGAAAACTGTATTTTAAAGAAAATTTTGACAGGATTGTCCGACTGTCTATTTATTGTGTAAAGAATCCCAAAAAACAGCGCGGACGAATAAAACGGGTTAAAGTTCATTATCCAATGTGTTTTGAACTGACATCGGAGGATATCATCGGAAACCCGAAAGGGGAGCTTCTGGAAAAATGCAGCAAGGTTATTTATAATACCTTACATTTTCTCACCTGGGCCGGTACACCAAATGAACCGATTCAAACAGTCTCCGTTTCTCCGAATGTTTTAACGGAATTAAAGAACAGCGATATCTATTATGCCCAGCGATTCGAGTGCGAGGATCCTAATGTGGTGATTGAAGAAGAGGAGCATTATGCTTACTGTTCTTTTATCAAAATCTCCGGAACTACTCAAAGTGCTGATGTTAAATGGTACGCTAATACCTTTGCAAGCTCCTACAATGCGCCTTATGAATCCGAGATCAGTGAGCTGGGAGAGGTATGTGAATTTAATAATCCTATTGTATCTGACGAATTAGTAAGGCAGGACACAGCGGACTGGATAGCGGATTATCTTTCCAAGCGGAGACAGTACACGGTGGAAACGCTGGGGTATCCTGAAGTAGACCCGGGGGATTTAATTCTTTATAACGGCAAGGAAGCCACAGTAGTAGAAGCGAACATCAATTTCAACCAGGGCGCGATGCGTGAAACCTTTATTCTGAGAGGGGAGGAAAAATTGAATGGCGTGGCAAACACCTAAGACGGATTGGAAGATACAGCCTGCTGACGAAAACGGAAGATATAACGGGGATTGGTTCAATATTGTCGATTACAACCGGATTACCGGAAATATTGAAGTGCTGCACACTCTGGCCCAGGAATTGTATCCCGGTTTTTCCATTGTCAGTATGCCGGATCAAACGGTATCCGATTTTCCTTATGCTTCCATCATCAACAATATCGAAAACAACCTGGATTCTATTGTAAACAGCACCTGGAAGCCGCCCGGTTATCCGGGAAAAAAGACTTGGTACGCCAACGGGGCTACGCCTACCGTAGACGACCTAAACCGGATAGAGGGGATTCTATTAACCTTATACAGCGCGTTTCAGAGGCAGAAGGCCGGCCGTCCAAAGCTATCATTTGAGTTGAAAGGAAGCGAGTTTTAATGGCGACAAATTTAAAAACAGATTATAAGGATTATATCCCGCCGGAGAGCGGAAAGCGGTACATTATCACCACGGATTCCCAGGGCTACAGCACAATCCAGGACGCTACGGAGTACACCCAGGAAGGGGATACCTTTGGAGCTAATGATATTAATACCACCAACAATACGATTAATAATCTAACCGCCGCCGATGTGGGTGCGGTTCCCCTGGCGGACGCCGGGATCAAGGTTACTCCTTTATGGAAGGGCAAGCTGACCACTAATAATACTACAATTCAGCTGTCCCAAAGCATTTTGAACTTCACTATGCTTCTGGTGACCGGTACTACCAATTCCACCGGCCTTCACTGGGGCATCGGCAATTTACTCCCTGTAGCAAAGGACAGTCACGCGGACTTCGGCGGTGATTCTTATGTTTCCGGAGGAAGCGACGGCTCCGGGCTGGCCAGGATCATAATCTCCCCCGACACGGCTTTGGGATTTTATTTCCCGAATTCCACGTCTCTCCGTTCGGGCGGCTCTGGATTTGCCGCGAACGCTATGATTACCGCCGTTTATGGAATTAAATAAACCTTTTGAACTTTAACGCTGGGATGATGGTCCCATGAAAGCCTTATACTCGTAACCCTCTATTGAAATTCTATTAAAACTAGATTGAAGCTAATCATTTGTTATCCTGCCGCCGGCCTACCTATTTGCCAATTTTCTCTTCTTCCAGTACTGCAGGAGTGGTTCCCTTGTAAAAAGCGGAAAGAAACAAAAACAGCCCTCTGGATAGAGGGCTGTTTTTGTTTCTTTGTCTATGGCAACCCGATGCTGGGAAATGTTTACAAAAAGATACCCGCTATAAGCGCGGACATTAAGGCAAAAGAAAAGCCGGGCCTGGGTTTACGCTACGAAAAAGATTCCGCCGCCAACGCGTGCATCTTCATTCAAACAAAAGAAAAGAGTCCGAACGCGAATTGCGTCCAGGCTCAGCCTGGGTTATGTTGACAAAATAGATTCCAAAGAAAAATGCGGACAAAAAAGTAACGCACTTCACGTTTGTGGAGTGCGTTACTTGGGAGCGGCAGCTTGCCGCTGGGAAGCGTTGACAAAAAAGATACCCACGTATTCAAAAATAAAATCTTTATTTCGAATGTCTCTACGGTTTCTAAAAGTATAGCATAAAGTTGCTGCAAATACAAGAGAAAGCAGTTACAAATGAATACCGGCAACATCTAAAATGGTCTGATTCTTGAAATGATGAAACACTGGCTATATAGTATAAAAAGTGGCTGGAATTTAGATTGTCTCATTTCTGAGTACTAAATTCCAGCCTCTGCTATACATATTTTAGTCAAAAGACACGGGAGCGACATTGGTATTTGTAAACTGGCTATCGGCTGGTGAAGGCTCCGACATACTAAAATACATCCTTGCCGCTTTAGTTGTCCCAAAGTCACGGTTAGATCCGCTGCTTTGTACCTTATTAAATGCTTCTCTAAACATAGCGTTGTGCGCTTCTTCACGATTTAATAGGAAATCTATGGTTTCTTTTACTTTCTTATCATCAATCTGACGGTATAAATACTCATAGACAACCTTTGCTCTCTGTTCAGATGCAATATTAGAAAGCAGGTCGGCGCAAAGATCGCCAGTTACTGTCACATAATCCCCAGTCCATGAATACCCCGAAGCATTAATAAGTCCGGGATTTAATCCTAAAAGCACATGGGATTCGATTTCGCCTGCCGGAACTTTGGCCGCTTCTACATCATGACCATTTAGGAGATTAATGGTTTGCGCGACCATTTCCATATGACCCAATTCTTCCGCCGCAATGTCCAAAAACAAATCTTTGATTTCCGGATCCTTAATTCGGAAACTCTGCGACATATATTGCATGGCTGCCTTCAATTCACCATTTGCACCTCCAAGCTGCTCTTGGAGGAGGGCAGCATATTGTGGATTTGGGCGTTCAACTTCTACGGGATGGAAAAGCATTTTTTCATGTTTAAACATAAAGATAACCTCACTTTCTTGAGATTAGTATGTGCATCTTTTGCCATTAAATTCAATGGATATCAATAAGCCTATCTCAAAGTCAAGCAGGCACAGAGAGATACCGGCAGCACCCAAGCTGTCAGCATTTCTCTGTGCCTGCTTCTTAGTGAAGGGGCTGGGTAATTTCAAACCCACCGATAAAGCGGATGCGGATCTCTTCTTTGGAGAGGACGGTTACTCGTTCAATCACCCGGTACACCAGGGTGTCGGAATACTCCGTAAGGTCGAGATTTTCTGCGGTGATGAGGGCCATGATTTCCTTGGCTTTGTTTTCTCTGCCCATATCCTGCTGGGCATCCAGTTTCGCACGTTTTTTCATTTGCCTCAGCTGGAGCATTTCGTCGCTGATTTGCTTGATCCGAAGATTTACGATTTCACTCCCATCCATCGTAAGCAGCCGGTCCAGGTCCTTGTCCAGTTCATGGAGCCTGTTTTCTATCACAAGGGGATTGATTGCGGCGTTTTCTCCACCGACGCAGCGTATAAGTGCATCCTGCAGGGTGGCGGCCATTTCTTCCTGGTGGCCTTGAACCAGGGAACGAATCGCCTTCAGGATGGCGGAATAGAGTTCATCTTCCTTGAGGCTGGGGGAGTCCTTGCAAACCTTCGGCCCGCATTCCAGCCGGTTGATGCATCGCCAGACGATTTGCTTCCGCCCGTGGATGCTCCATGTCACCCTTCGGAAATAACAGCTGCAGTTCCCGCAGACAAGTCTTTCCGAAAGGGCATATTTGCTGGTAAACCGTCCACGATTGGTCTTGGCTTTCTTGGTATTGGCGGGCTTTTTACTTTTCCTGCGGGCGATTTCCTCCTGGATTTGATAAAACATTTCCCTTGGGATGATTGCCGGATGGTTGTCCTTGATGTAGTATTGCGGGAGTTCTCCATTGTTCTTCTTGACCTTGCCTTCAATGAAATCTGCCGTGTAGGTTTTCTGCAGCAGGACGTCACCCATGTACTTCTCATTCTGCAGGATGCGTTGGATGGCTTCCGTGCTCCAGTTTTGATTGCCGGTGGCGGTTGGAATGCCCATGTTTTCCAAGGTTTCCTTTATGGTACGCAGGCTATCGCCATTTAAGTAATTCTGAGCGATCAGCCGGATGATCTTCGCTTCTTCAGGCACGATTTCCGGCTCTCCGTCCGGCCCTTTGCGATAGCCCAGGAAGTTCTTATATCGGAAACTGAACCGGCCCTGCCGGTAGCCCATGCGGATGCCCTTGGTTACGTTGCCGCTGATAGATTCGCTCTCGGCCTGGGCGAAGGAACTCAGGCAGGTGAGGATCATCTCGCTGTTCATATTCGAGGTGTCAATGTTTTCTTTCTCAAAGATGACCGGAATGCCCCAACTTTTGAGGATCCGCACGTGCTTGATGCAGTCCAAGGTGTTACGGGCAAAGCGGGAAATGGATTTTGTCAGGATGAGGTCGATTTTCTTCTTCCGGCAGAGTTCAATCATTTTGTTAAATTGCTCTCTTTTCTTGGTGCTGACGCCTGAGATCCCATCGTCCGCAAAAATCCCGGCCAGCTGCCAACCCTCATGATGGGTGATTTTATCCGTGTAATAGGCCACCTGCACTTCAAAGCTGTTCTGCTGTTCTTCTTCCTCGGTGCTGACCCGGCAGTAGGCGGCCACCCGCAATTTCCGTTTTCGCTTTCGCAGGTCACCCAGCAGAGGGTTCGCCGGGATTTCTGTAACTGTTTTTTGTGCCATGGCGGTTCTCCTTTCAAACCACGATATCGTTCAGCAAACGAAGCTGTACAGATGCGTCCGGCTGCAAAATCACCTGTTTCACAGCCCTCTCAAAAAGTTCCCGATCCAGGGTCGTGTCATTGCTGTGTGCCTGAAAGAGGGCTTTTAGGGTAATGGTCATATGGTCTGCTTCCTTGATGGAGCAGGTTTTGTATTTTTCAGCGGCACACTCAAGAATGAGAGGGAGCAGTTCATTCGGATCCACCTCCCGCTGATTCATCGTCTGATTGATTTCATTGGTTAGCCTGGCTGCTTGTATTGATAAACTCTCCGCAGATTCCTTTGCTGGTTCCACCATATGAGGATTTAGGCAAACTGCAAGAAACCTTTCTGTAACGACTTGAAGCAACGTATCATCAGGGATAGGGCCAAGACGTTGTTGGCAGCATTTGCAGTCCCAAAAAGTCCGATGAGGCTTTTTCCCATTTCGCTTCAGTCTACTTCCGCAGTATGGGCAGGTCATTCTTTTTTGGATAAACGGTGTTTGGGAGCGAGGAGAAGCTTTGCTCTGTTTCAAATCAGCAACTTTCGTGGCAATCTCCCTCTCCACAATCGGAGGATACTGTTCTCCGTCCCAATACCTGCTGTTGTCCAAAATTCGGGATACCATATTTTTGTTCCAAGAGGATGCATTCTCTCGAAACTTCAAGCCTGTTTTTTCTGCCATGATTGACAGCTGTTGGAGAGAGGCTCCATCAAGGTAACGAGTAAATATCTGCTCAATAAGGCACCTTTCTTCAGGCACCACAGTATAAGTCCCGTTTTCCATCCGATATCCAAAGGGGCAACTCCGTATCTTTTTCATGTCTATCGCCTCATTTCACAAAGAACCAGCCCATTGGAAAGGACAAAAGAGAATTTTTCAGGATAGACGGTAATCTCTTTTATCATGCTCTTAAATATGGAAGGTTCAAACGCCAGCATGGGTTGGGCATCATCAAGAAGATCCAGCAATAAATTCGTTTGATCGATTGTTTCACTGACACGGTCTGGCTCTTGAAGCTGACGCAATTCAAACCGTAGTTCTTCAATCAGTTTATTATTGCGGTTGCTACGCTCTATAAAAATGGCAGAGTCAATGAACCCCTTGGCTTGTAACCTGGAGAGTGAATGATTCTGCCTGGCTAAGTCGGAAATTTTTTGATTTAAGTCTACGATTTCTGGCCTTGCAAATGTGGTCTTGCTTTGAAGTTCTATCAGCTGTGCCAGCATTACTCTTAAGATGAGATTTTTATTATCCAGCAGCTTGTTGTACATAAGCAGAAATGTTTGGTATACTTCGCTTTCTGCCACTACCTCCATGACGCAAAGGCTTTTGTCCTTTCGGTGCTGATAACAGCACCATCGAGCCCCCTCTTTTTTGAGATGACGCTGAAATGTGCTGCCGCAAAATCCGCATTTCATCATATGGCTCAAAGGGAAGCCACCGGGTTTAGGCTTCGCTGTATGTGTAGCGGCACGCCTTTTCATCAGGCGTTGAACAGCTTCGAACATTTCTAATGGTATAATCGCCGGATGGGAGCCTTTTACATAAAATTGCGAGAGCTGCCCTCGGTTTCGAATGTTGACCAAGGGCAGCTCATTGGGGGTAAATGTTTTTTGAAGCAACGAATCGCCAATATATTTTTCATTCGATAGAATGTAACGAATCGATGTGCGATACCATCTTGTCATTTCCTTTCGACTGTACTTTGCTTCCTGATCATTTAAGAAGGTAGCTATCTCATCCATACTATGTCCGGCAAGATAGCTGGAAAAAATATACTGTACTATAGGAACCTCTTGGGGATCTGGAACCAAGGCTCCATCTTTAAGAAAATACCCAAGTGGCGCATTGCAGGTAATAAAATCACCGGATCTCATCCGGCGCCGGTAACTCCATTTCAGGTTCTTCGATATGGAGAGGGATTCTTCCTGGGCGGCAGAGCCCAAAATACTCAGCAGCATCTCGCTGCCCATGTTCCCGGTGTCAATGCCCTCTTTTTCAAACTCCACCGCCACGCCAAGCTGCTTGAGTTCTCGCACCGTCTGAAGACAGTCGAGGGTATTTCGTGCAAACCGGGAGATGGATTTAACAAGGATACGATCTATTTTCCCAGCACGGCAGTCGGCAAGCAGACGTTGAAAATCGTCCCGCTTGTCGGCTGTGGTGCCGGAAACCGCTTCGTCAGCATAAAGGCCGGCAAACTCCCATTCATCTTTGGATTGGATGAAGTCGGTGTAATAAGCCACCTGGGTGGCAAAGGAATTCAGCTGGTCGGCTGAATCGCTGCTGACACGGGCATAAGCGGCAACCCGCAGCTTTTTGGCTTGCTCTGAGATGGGCTGAATCACTCTGACCTGCGGCATCTCTGCCACCCCCTTTCCGGCTGGACATCTTTTTTGTCACACCCAACACTACCACAACCGGCATGGGATAGCTATTACGACAACCACTAAATACTGAGCTCAGAGACTCCGTACTTTTCGGCAATAGCAACATTGGCTTGCTGACAGTATTCTGCTGTGATTTTTCCCTGCTCCATCAGCTTTTTCAGCGTGGAAAACAGCACAAAGTATTTAATTTCCTTGATCACCTTTTCGCCCGGAAGTGCCGCGGTAAAAGCGGGATCCATGGTAGGCTCACCATGGAAGCCGGAGCCCTTTTTGGGCGGCTCTCCTGAGAAAATGTTTTTCCAGCCCTTTGATGTAGAGTTCATACTGCAGGTCGCTTTCGGTGGTGATCAGTACCGCATTGTGGTCCTGTAGAAACTCCAGTATCTTCATAAGGATGGCTGGGTCATGGCTTAGGCGGGTGAGATTCTGCACAAGGACAGCTTGGGCAAGGCCGCCTTTCACGGCCCGCATCATCTGCTTCAGGCCCATTCTGGCCATGCTCTTGCCGGAACCCATATCCTGCGAAGTGCCTGCGACAGCGTATGCTCTGCGCTCTGCTTCGTCCAACAGGTTTTGCATCTGCTGGAACAGCACCTTCAGATGCTTGTCGCTGCTACGGCTGTACAGCCACATGGGGCGGTCTGCATATGGAAAACTCACCGTGCATCGCCCCCTTTCCCCCTTGAGGGCGGTTTTGGAAATAGCGGAAGGGAAAGCGCAGAGGCGTCTTTGGCGTGAATGTGTACCTTCTGTTTTTGAAATTCGGCCAGCACCGGGAGGATTGCATCGAAATCCCGGCCAAGATGATGGAGGCTTGGCATCATCACCGCACCCGCCCTTCCTTCACGGACAGCCGCCAGCATTTCCTGAACGCCGGGCCGCTCCATGGGCGGCAGCTGCCTGCTGGAGTCAGTGGAAACCCCGGCAACCACAAGGCCATTTTGCAGGGCCGTATGTTTCATGGCCTCTACGCTCAAATCTCTCCACTCTGCTTGCTCGGAACTCTTGGAACTGGCGTATAGCCAGACTTTTTGCTCTATTGGCACAGTGGCTGTTCGGAAATAAACTGCTACCTTCATATTCTTCTTGTCCATCTATGGCAACTCCTTTATGGCATAAAATAATCCGGGCCTTTCTTTGCCCGGATGAAGTCCTCCACATCTTCTATTTTGCTCGTGATGCGGATAGGCGGCAGGGTTTCCAGCACAGCTTTATGGTATCGCTCTCCGGCGGCGGCACGGTGGTCCAGGATGCTGACCACGCAGGTGTCGGTTTCCGTGCGGATGGCACGGCCAAACCCCTGGCGGAGTTTTACCTGCATATCGGGTATCACCACAGTTTTAATGTAATCCTGCAGGGTGGGGTACTGCTCCCGTTCCGCTTCGCTCAGTGGATCCGGAACGGGGAAAGGCAGCCGCACAATGATCAGTGACGACACCATATCTCCGGGAAAATCCACCCCTTCCCAGCAGGAGCCCGCTGCGAACAGCACAGCGTTTTGAGCCTGCTTGAAGCGATGGATGATATCCTGGGAATGCCGCCAGACCTCCATCAGCGGGAAGGCCATCCGGCCCTTCACCTGGTTGTAGACAGCGCCCATGAGAGAATAGGAAGTAAACAGCACCAGTGTGTGGCCATGGGTAGCGTCCACCAACCTGCAGATCTGTTCTGCCAGACACTTGGCCTCCATTTCGCTGCCCATTGGCGTTTTCGGCAGGTTCCCCGGAATGTAGAGAATGCAGTTTTCCTGGTAGTTGAAGGGGGACTCCGCAATGAAATCCTCCAGCCGCTGGCTTGAAGGCAGCCCCATGCGCTGCTGGGTCCGGTGAAAGCTGCCCCCGGCCATGAGGGTGCCGGAGGTAAGAATGGCGGGAATGTTGTTATGCCAGAGCGCACGGTTCAGCTGCTCCGGCATCTGCCGGCTGGCGGCGCAGAGGCTGGGACTGCCGGTTCTGTCGTATTGGATGTAAAGGATATAGCGGCGATCTCCCGTGAAGAACAGGGTCAGCGCCTGCTCTGT